ATGATATGTATTGTATAAGATTCACTTCCTATTCCTCCCCAAACAATCCCTCTTTCGGCTCATTCTCGCTCTTAGCTTCTGCCGCTACTGCCTTTGCTTCTTCCTCGCTCATTCCCTCAAACTTGACATAATACAGCCAAAGAGGGTATTTACCAAGCGTCACATACTGCCAATGCCTTGCCCTGTCCTCTTCCCAGTTGTATGTTATATCGCCAAAATCATAATTGACTTCATACACTCCAACAGGTGCAAGGTTGTATATATCTGCATACTTATCCAGCGCATAGATAAGTCCGTCCGTAGCCGACTGGAAGCTGTCCCGTATCTGCTTTATGTACTGTATAGTCTCCCGGTCATCCGCTTCTACCTGCGTGGCGGTAACGTGCCCTGTCCTGCCATTCAACACAAATTGCCCCGTGCTATACCCACACTTCACGCCGACAAGGTTCAAAAAGTGGTCTATTCCGCTTAATCTGTCCGCTGTCTGTAATGCAGGGTTTACTTCGTGGTATTCTTCCCCGGTAGTGCTGCCGGGCAATATACGAACGTGCCGGGGTAATGCTTTCCCGGTCTTATCCACCGCACCACCGGGAGCGAACCGGCTACGCACCGGCCGGCCGGGTTCGTCAATCAGCATATCCCCCAGGAACGTAATTTTCTGACTATCGAATATTTCATCTTCTAAGCGTGTCCACGCAATATCCAGAGATTTCATCTCCTTTTGAGCGTTGGAGAAAATAGAAACGCCAAGAGGACTGCTCATATCAATATTATTAGACAGCGGCATTTTGAAAATGGAGAAAAGCGGCTGTTCTATATTCTGATAAGCAATATCTTCCTGCAGGTTCGCCCATACCGTCTCTTTTATGCTGCACTCCTGCCCGATACCATTCGCCCCGGTTGCCTTGTATGTCTTGTTGGTGATCCGGAATATCCGCACATCTTCCGACACATCTTCAAACCGCTGCCACTCTAACCGGGTATAATACCACTTATCCCCCGGCTCATGGTAATGGTCGAAGAATATTCCGCCATCAATCTTCCCATCCGTGGCGTGTGTCGGGCAAAAATCCCACGGCATGACATAATCTATGCCCTCACCATTTGGCTTTAAGATGATATGCCCAAACGCACACGCTTTCTCACATTCCTCATTCTTCATCCGTGCAATATAACTTCTCATAAAGCCATTGATCCAGTCCGCTCTTGCTGAACCCTCTACCGTGATTCCAAGTGCAAGCGTGGTAAGCCTTGCGGTCTCGTTGCACAGCTTCTTTGCAAAGTTAAAGGATTCAATGTCAATATTCCCTTTATCGTCTGGCAGTGTCCAGTCTGGCTTGCCCTGGTAGATATTCACCCAATCCGTCAGTGCCGCTTTCATCACGTCGCTTTCGATTGTCTCAACCCCGAATTTGTCCTGCGCTTCTTTCTGCCACAAACTGTCCCACCACCTTTTTATTGTTTGAATTATTCCCATTACGCACTATTCCCCCTACTTAATGCCATAGGACTGATTGCATACCGTGTCGCATCAATCCAGTGGTTGTTTTTATCGGGGTATGCCTGTATGACTTCCCCGTTTGCATCGACTTCCAACTCATACTCTATAAACTCTTTATACAGTCTCGGCGTTCTGCGTGGGTCTATAACGTGCTTTCGGCACTGCAACCACTCCATTGTATATTTCACGGAGCCGCCCCACTGGCTCATGCGTCCTACCTCTGCCGCCCTTGCCGGAAGTCCTTTATCCCTAAAATCAACCGTACTTTCGTTTTCGTCTGCTCCGCAGATAATTTGGTAATCGTCATATCCTTTTTCCTTAATCTGTGCCGCCATGTCTGCCACACGGATTTTACAGCCACCCATTTCATCAAGATAATACAGCGTTTCTTTGTTCCTGTTGTACCCAAGTCTGACAAAAGCTTTCGGGTCGGGATACCAACCCCAATCCTGCCCTTGATAGATTCGCTCCATATTGGAGATTTCTTCGTCTGTGATTTCTCGTATCTCAATAAATTCAAATACGGTCGTTCCAAGTCCGACAGGAATACCTAAATACTCATGTTGATAGGCTTTTATATTGGTTTCTTTTAGGTGTTCCGCATCATCTATAAATTGCTGTCCTAGCCAATCGCGGGGGACTGTCGTATAGTCCGATTTATGTCGCAGTGCGTCCGCTCGCGGCTCATTTACATACTGATTTGCCCAGTTTGCATTTGTGATAGGCGGGTTGAAACTCTTAAACACCACAAACTTACTGCCACCACGGAGTACCGACTGCTGTACGGTTCGGATTTCCTCAATCCCGGCAAACTCGTCCAATTCCTCAAACCAGAGATACTTAAAATATCCATGCGATACCTTTATGGACTTCGTTTTCTTTGCTTTATCTAGTCCACGGAATAATATCTTTTGCCCTGTCGGCTTATAAACAAATGAAAGAGGGCTGACCTTTGCCTCCCACAAGTCAGTTGCCCCCAGTGCGTCTATACCCCACTGTATCTGCTCATATACGGATTCTCGGAGCGTGACCGCATATTTACGGAATATAACTGCATTTGCCAACGGGTCTTGCATCATGCCAAGAGGTATCTCCACGCCGATAAATGATGATTTCGTACTACCCCTACCGCCGTAAAGGTCATAGTATATATGCTTGCCCTCTTGTATATCTCTATGAACATAATAAAATGCAGGGGCAATCAGTTCAGTTAATTTTACCGTCGTCTGTTCTTGGTATATCATCGACAATTGTTATAGCCTCCTGCGCCTTGATATCAATATTTTCTTTTTGGTCAAGGTATTGTTTTCCAAGCCATATCGCCATATTTGCATTTTTTTCAGCAAGCCTAAACTGGCTCCGGCGTAGACTTATTCGCCCCATTACAGCTTTTTCCTTATAAATGTCCGAAAAAGTCTTTTTGTAAGTCCTTTTACACCATGAATTAAGAGTGTCTTCGCAGCACCCAAAGCAAGAACAGATTTCTTTTTCAGTACATTGTATACCACACAACTTTTCAAACATATTTTTATCTATTTCAATTTTAGGCCTCCCTGTTCTCGCCATTGTGCATCACCTCTAATTCAAAAATTCAAATATTTCAAACATCGCTCTTGCTTTATCTATTTCTTTGTTTCTCAGTAATTTCCTAAAAGCAATCATCATTTCAATAGTTTCATAGTCTACAAATTGCGTTGCATTTGCTGACTTCCACCACCCTTCTACTCTTGGCAGATATTTGTTTATCCCCCACGTTGCTTTTACTTTGTTGTAATATCTCCACGTCTCGTAAAGTGCTATTAAATGGGCTTCAAACGCTTCCACTTCAGAACGGTTTTCACATTCAAAATACTGGATTTCCCAATTTTTTCCGATGCACCATTCATCACGATAAGCATGATCCATTATTCGCTTTTCTAAATCTGATTTGTATACAATACCGATATATTTTATTATCCGATCTTCTGTGTCTATGTATCTGTATACGCATGGTTTTGTGTTGTTTATTTTACCACGTCTTGTATTTATCCTTGCCATATCACCACATCTTTTCCACCTTTGCATAGGTTCTGATATTTCTTGTCGGGAGAGTATCGGGCGTAAACTCCCCAAACAGCGTATCAACGTCAAAATACTTCTCAAGCGTTGCCTGTTTGACTTTCGCGCTTGCAGACTGGAATTTGCTGCTGCAAGCCAGCTTAACAATATTATCCGCATCTTTTTCAGTTCCACGCCATATAATAGCCGATTGTATCACCGTGCTAAGGCTCTCCGTTGCCATGCTCTCAACTGCCCAAATAGAATTGCCCTGATAGAAGATATTTCCCTTATATCTCCCATGCCCTAATTTCTTTGCGATCATTCCACGGTAATTCATGTATGACATAGGTTTGCAGGCTAAAGGAGTTGCCGGCATTGCCCTAAACGGTGTGCTATGCAACAATATGCTGGTCTGTTTTTGCGTCTTTGACAATCCGCTGTCAACAATCCGTATATCCTCGACAAATTCCTCCCAATCCTCAAAGGTTTCAGTCGGATAGCCGATAATGTTGTAAAATTTGACCTGATGCGGTTTCTCGCACTTTGCCAAACGCTCCAAAAACTCACGCAGCATATCCCTTGTGATTTTCTTGTTGACCATGAAACGGATGCGCTCTGACAAGCCGTCAATAGCGGTAGTCCGCAACTTAACAAGGTCAACATCAATCCCGTTGTGCATATCAATCATGGCTCGCTCACGGTCAACACCGCCGTTCCACAATCCAGAATAGTTAAATTCCTCCTGCGCCGCCTGTTTCCTGTGCCATGTATAACCGCAGAATAGGCATTTGTGATTGCAGCCAATAACATCTTCGTGATATGTTTGCCCGTTATCAAGCTGTATGTCATATGGATATATGCTATCAACCTGATTGATATAATACAGCTTATCCATGCTGAAGCTTTTGGAAGATACTATATGCTCGTCAACGCACTCCTCGTTGTCCAGTATGGCTTGCGCCATCTTATCTTGTATGCCCTCCGCTCTGCCAAGCACAAAGTAATCAACGTATTGCAAGAATGGGCAGGGATTTAACACCCCTTGCCCTCCCACGCATACTTTGTAATCGCCTTTCTGCCATGTGACACGTTCCGCAATAAATTCCCACCAATCGCAATCAGATGTAACGCTGTACATTACCATGTCAAATTTATGCACCGTTGCCGCACTGCAATAGTCAATGTTGGAAAATCCGGCACGCTTCAGTATGTCGCATACAACCGCCATGCCAGCGTTAAGGCGCACATTATAACATTCTTTGCTATATGTCTGCTTTGCGTACTTATTCAGCACATATATACCGATTTTAAGATTATCCTTATCCATGTTTCACCTCAAATCTGAAACTCAAAACCGCACTTAGGGCAGTGGCATGTCTTCATTTCTTTTTCCGGCTCCGGCTTGCTATCGTCCAAATCAAGCGCTAAATCGTCCTCCGGCATATCCATTTCTGCAAATCCAAAATCCGACATATCGAGGTCAAATATCCCGTCCAGCTCGTCAGCAAGCAAATCCATATCCCATTGAGAGGATTCGCCCACCTTGTTATCCACCAGGCGGAACGCTCTAATCTGTTCTTCTGTCAAATCATCAGCCACGATGCAGGGCACGGTTTCCATTTTCAGTTTGACTGCTGCTTTATATCTCGTATGCCCTGCAACAATCACGCCGTTGCTATCAATCACAATCGGAACTTTAAAGCCAAATTGCGATATGCTATTAGCCACATAATCCACGGATTTATCGTTTTTACGCGGATTGTTTTCATATGGTGTTAAATCATTTATTTTTTTCTCTATTATCTGCATATTATCACCTTTGCTTTCTGCTTTGGAGTTAGCTTATCCATTCAACCACCGCCAATAATGAAAATTTATTCCTTTTCTTTAACTATCTCAAAATATTCTTCCAACTAATCAAACACAAAACCCAGATTATAAGAACTATTTAGATGCTAGATTTATGATTTTGGCATTCCATACCACATTTATTTTCTGTCGCCTTTATCATAATTTCGTCTATTGGCATTGAGAGGTAATCGTATTGATTGGAGCAGTTCGCATATGCTGCATCAGAACATCCGAAAGTCATGCCATCACATCGAATAAATAAAGTGCCGTACCATGAGTTACACGCGAAATGAGGAGAATACCAAACATGATTATTGATATTTGGGTCATAACTTTTTTCAAACGCAAAATTTTTATAAAACATTGGTATTCTAAGAGCTGTTTTTCCCTTTGTTAATTTCGGTATTAAACGTTTGCAAAAATCTCTGTATTCATTATCTTCCATAATTAAATCATATCGCATTTTTGCTGCACCCTGCGGGTAAATCGGATTAACAATTACAGAAATTCCATCATTTGATAAATCTATTATTTCACGCATTGCATCTTCGATGTTATTTTTGGAAACATTTTCGACTATTTCAATTTCGCAATTTCCAATAAATCCGCTCAAATCTGGTAAATTAGTTCCTGGATCGTGCGAAATTCTAAATCTATTGAAATTGTGAGATAGTATATCTGATTTATATTTTTGCAGATTTATACCATTACTGAGAAAAGCTAACCCGTTCGGCATCTTATTCCAGGTGGAACTCAAATAATCCAACAGCAAAAACATTTCTTCGTCATACAATGGTTCTTTTCCGAAAAAATATAACAAAAGGTTATGAGGTTCTGGAAAATCTTTTTTTATTTTATCTATAATTTTACATTTCTGTTCAAATGACAATTCCCTATACCTACAATCACCTACAAAACAATATTCACAATTTTTATTGCATTTATCGTTAAATCCCCATGATATTATCATTCCTTCACCTCATTCCCTTTCCCTCCACAATCCCTCTAAATCCCCTAATTCTATTGTACAGCAGATTTGAGGGGGATTTGTACCAAGTTATCTCTGCACCAAATTCAAATCCTCGTCAACCTCATTGATTTTGATACAGAAAAGCCTTTCGTCAATCTTGTAATAAAATTCATTGGACGTTTCTGCGTCAATATAGCCGATATTCTTATGTTGCATCTGCTCCAATGGCTTTCTAATCTCGCCCATCAGTAATGTTTCTAAATGGCTCATTTCCCTATCCTCCTTAACTCCTTATCAAACAAACTGTAAAAATATCTCCTAATCCCATAAAAATCCGTCCGGCAGTACGGTATCCGCTCCATTTCTTTCAACTCCCATTTTACCCTGAGCGCGTCATAGGACTTGTTTTGAGTGACAGACAGTAAAATGTACTCTGCAATCGTTTCATTGGCTGTATGAGCCGCCTGTGAAGCGAGAGAGGCATATCTGCCAGACCGTATGTACTCTGTCAACTGCCTATACCGCTCTTTGGTGATTCCGTAATGCTGCCATGAGTTCCGGGGGACTGACTGATACTGCGGATTGGCTTGCTGCTCGAAAATGCTAAGCTGCCTAAATCCGCTATATCTCTCGCATGATTCTTTCTTCCCCGTGCAGCCCTCACATTTGCATACATTCAAGCATGTCCGGCATAGGCAGGTGTGGCATTTTCTGCGCATGGTATCACCGCCTAACTCTTCTTCTCAATTCCGCTTCCAGCACCTTTAACTTGGTCTTTACTCCGCTCTTTCCATCAAGATTAGAAATTGTCGCTTGAATTTCTTCGTTTGTTGCCCTTTTTAATGCACTTTTAAAATTACAATCACCAGATGGCGTTGTCATAAGCCAGCTAATATTATTGCTCATCATTTCCCCTATCTCCTTTCCTTTTCCTGCACCACTGCGGGCAGTTTGATACTTTCTGTTCAATCAGGCGCATTTTGTCAACACACAATCTTCTATATCCGTCCTGCTTCTCCTTTTCCACTAATATACAGTTTTCGCATTCATCACAGTGCGGTAGGTTTGCTTTTACTCTCACTCTGTAATCTCTCTGTTTCTGCTGATACATTTCTGGATTTATTGCCCATCGCCTACGCTTAAGCATGGCGGCAATATCTTTGTTTTCCTTGTTGCAATCTTCTCTTGTACAAGATACACAATTCGGATATTGGCAATCATCAGAAATCAATTTGATCACCTCCCAGAATTGTTTGAAAGTAACTGTTTTTCCAATTCCGTAAAGTCATACTCTCTTTGCGGAAAATCGCTAAAGCTGTTCTTTGGCCTTTTGGACACAGGATTTGTGTTAGTATAATTCTCATCCAGATAATCTACATAACCGCCATTAAAGAATGTGCCGCCGTTTTGGTACTGCAAATAATCAACGCTATCAACATATTTCTTATAGCGCTCTATTGCCCTTGACATTTCATCGTAGCCAATCTTGAGCAGCTGCATCTTCTTTGCATCAGATACCTGTCCTTTTCCTTTCTTAACTGGGTATAATTTCCATAGTTTTTCAAAAAGTGCCAAAGCGTCAGCTTTGCACATATTATTTTTATTATTTCCTTTACTTTCCTTTACTTTACTTTCCTTTATGTCATTTCCGCAGGATTTACTCTCATTTCCGCAGGATTTACTCTCATTTCCGCAGGATTTACTTGAATTTACGGTAACTTTAATATGGGAAGCAGTTTCTTTTGTGTTTAAAAGCCAGATTTCAGAATCAACATTCACATCCCGTTTCCGGCTTTTCACAGCTTCCTGGTACCGTTTCTGTATTCCCGGTGAAGTAATGGTAGCGCCCTCTGTATTCAGTGTTCTCTTTATGAGTAGTGACCTGGTACACAAGTATGCCAAAACTTGCTCTATAAACCCTTCCTTGAGACGAAGGTCTGTTGCGGCATCTTCTGCCGATTCCTCATCCCAACTTATGTAATATCCGTTACGGTAGATTTCTGTCAGCAGATAGATGTAAAATATTATTCCGTCATTTCCAAATTTAGCATGAAACCTCTTAATCCGCTTATCTGCGTAAAAAAAATCCGTGTCAAAAGGAAAGTAGAGTAATCCGTTTTGTTTCGGACGTGCCATCTACTTTATCTCCTTAATCAAAACCTCAATCCGTGGATTTTCCCTGTCCACTTCAAACCTGTCGGAAAATCCGACAACATGCTTCCAGCCATCATCTTTTAATACCCCGGTACTCACAAGTGCATCCTGGATCACTTTCCTACCAAATGACGAAATATTATCCTTATCGCGCCGCTTACTCGGTTCCACCCAAAGATATTCCATGAATACCGGTTTCTCAATCCTCACGCCCCTAAAACACTGCCTGATTGCCGCCGCAACGATTTTTCCGCTGTCCGCTTTCATTTTAGCCCCTTTGTGGCGGTTCGTGCGTTCTGCAGCTATGTAGTCATTCAGGTTTGGCAGTGTGCCGGGTATTGTCAGCTTGTACTCCACATAAGTCCTCCTTTCCGGCGGCAGAGACCAACCCGCCGCCGATTCCGTGATATATCGCATGAACAAATACTACGGTTGATAGTTACCTACAATCTCTGTATATGCAACCTGTATTCTGTCCGTTCTGGCACCGTATAGGATTTCTTCTGTATGCACTTTCTCTGCACCAGATAATCTCCAGTAATAACCTTCTCGCGCTCTCCGACCTTGCTTTTTATAGCCTTGTCAACCTCACTGTGTTCTTCAACATACTTTTTCAAATCGTATTTTCGCGAAATCAAGTCGTTCAGTTCACCATCCAATTCCACATCCGGCTCAACACCCTTGTGTATGCCGCAGATATGTGCTAACTTACAGCCTTCACACATCGCCATGTCTTCCACTGCATCCGGCTCTTTCTTATCCTCTATAGCCTTGTAAATCCGTTCTGCCTTTTTCAAAAGTCCGTCTGCCATATCCCAGTCAAAGTCCATGCGTATCATTTTGGTTTCTCCTGTCAATTTGTTTGTAAGAGCGAAAAATCCGTACATCTTACCAAAGTGATACATATAAATCTGAAGCTGCGCTGGATACTGCCGGATGTAATACCGTTTTGAGTGCAAGAAATCCTCTACCGTGTTCAGCTTGTCAAACTCAAACGGGGATATACCCTTGACCTCGACAGGGATCAGTTCCCCGTTCTCATCCTTAATGCGCAAATCTTCCCTACCAGTAATCAGCGGGTTTTCTATCTGAAAACTCCACTGTGTCGGTGTTATGACTTCATAACCGGCCTCTTTCAGGTTGTTGATCGTATGCGTCTCCAACGTGTTCCCCAAGTCAAACACATTCTGCAAGCCCACATCGTGCGGCTGCTGTTCCTCCCACCGCGTAATCAGCAAATACAAATACCTTTCACATGGATGCCCTATATTTGACGCCCTCAAATTCCGGCATGGATATACCTTTATCTTCGCCTCTTTCGCCGCCGAAAGCCTTTCATTAATTTCCTGTGCTGTCATTCGTACCGCCTCCCGCAGACGCTACTTTTTGGCAATCCATACAGTACATGTGACCGTCATAACGGCTCTGTGAGTAAGATGCTACTTTCTGACTGATAGACGCGCCACATTTCTCACATTTTAAGCCGGAATCTGCCGCTTTGCTTGCGCCGCCTTTTCCTCCGTCCTTAAAGGTATAACCCTTAATCTTTCCCGTATCAATTCCAGCTTCCTCAAGCGTCCTAGCATCAATACCACGAAGACCGGGGATGATACGCTTGATACCGTTATTAATGCAGTTTGTGTACGCTGCCTGGCGTACGTTTCTTTCAGAGATTTCATCCACGGGCTTTCTTGCGTCCGGCTTGCCGCCAAAGAAATCATCCTTCATGCTGCGGCTTCCTTCGCACTCAATAAACTGACCGCGCATCTCGAACCGCCCTTTATATGTAAAAGTCTTGTAACCCTCTGTGTCGCACTCAATCTTAGGCTCTCCAATTTTCCAGCTTATGCCAAACAGCCGCGCTACCTTTGTTGCGCCAGACTCTTGCAAATATGGCTTGCCGCCGATCAGCGTCCAGTCATGCTCTGATGTAATCTTAAGCGCTGCTGACATGATCTTGTTCATGGCGGTAATCATCTTGTCCGCCTTTTCTGCAAGATACATAATATTATCTGTAGATGTATCCAGAATCCCCGTGCTGCGGTCCCCTGCGTCCATAGCCTGCATAGGCTCCATAATTTCAATACTTGTGTTATCCATTCCCTAATCCTCCTGCCTTTCATAAATTATAAAACTGCTCCCCTTGCCATCCACAACCTTGCCTTTTTTGATACTGACTGTATATCCGGCCTTCACCAAAAGCCGTGCAATATCAAGCTGTTCCTCCTTTGTAATAGCAGATGCTGTAAATTTTAATTTGACCCATCATTCCTCCTTAACCCAATTCCCAGAATAGAACCACTCCATAAATATTACTTTAAACTCTTGTTTTAAATCCTCATCCAGAGAAATCCTTTCCATAGCATATTCATATGCATCCTCCTCTGGGACAAAGATCCCAGTTCCCAACTCCGTATATCCTGCACCTCTTAATTTTTCGCTAACTTCTAAAGGAGTATTCTGTTCCCATTCTCCATCTACCACCATGCGGTTTTCTAATTGATATACCATTGCACTTTCCTTTTTTTCTGCATATTCATCCATAGCAATACCAAGAAAAAAACTCCCAAATCCTAAAAAAGCCATGGATGCTTCCATCCCGATTCCAAACTCGATTGCTCCTGCTATTCCTCCAAGGCCTATTAAAGCGCACCAAAAACCAATGCCGCCTATAATCTCATGCCATTTCATTTCGCCGCCCCCTTGTCCAGATAAAGAGCGTCCAATATGTCTTCTTTGGGAATTTCCAAAGTTTTTATGTATGCCCGAAGCTCCCCCAGCGTAATCTTGTCCGGGTCGCGCAAGTGCTTGTAAAATGTCGGCATACTAATACGGGCTTTTGCAACCAGCTTTTCCCGGTTAGTTCCCGTCCTCTCCATGCATGACCTGATTGACCGGGAAAGACTTATATTTTTATCCGTCCATATCCCGAGCGATACTTTTCCCATTTCCTTTACCTCCCCGCAAAATAAATAATCATATAAAGGGCGATAAACCCCATCACCATTGCCACCATGCCCGCGGCAAAGTAGCAGATAAATTTCAGCCGCTCAAAACTCATCGGCTCCCGGCCTTTCTTGCCGCTCCTTAAAATGATTTCTTCCATACTTTCCTCCTTATCTTGCGATTTCCAGAGGAAAATGATATAATTCTCTCTGTAATCGCATTAGTCTGGTTAATGTGGTTACAGTCCCGGTTGGTGTTGCCGCACCGCCGGGGCGTTTTTGTTAGATAAACCTAAATTCTCCATCGCTGCGCATGTTTAGCGCGTCCACTATTTCTCTTGCCCACCCTTCCGTGTCGGCCTGTGCAATCATGTACCATATATCCGGGTCTAATGTGCTTCTTTTTTGGATTTCATATTTCATTTACATACCCCCTATATTGAATTTGATCCCCTTATCTCCTATACTGTAAGTACCAGACTGTCATCTGGAATACGAAAGAAAGGAGATAAAACACATATGACAAAATTTTGTCCATTCATGAGCAAAGACCCATCCATTCCAGATAAGTCAAGCACAGACAAAAATATGATTCCTTGTATGGATACCTGTTCTTTGTACTGGAAGGGATTCTGTTCAATTAACATCCTCGCCCAAAAAGCGATACATGACGGCGAAAAAGAAAAGAAGGACAAATCAGTCTCTGAATAATTCTTTTCCGTCAAGGCGGCAAGCGATATGTTGCGAAGGGTAATCGACTCTACTTGCACTTTCTTTCTCTACCAAAGAATGCGCACCGATTCCCTTCGCTGTATCTGCCGATTTGCAAAGTTCATAAAAAGTCAGTCCTTCCTCTGCCGCAAGATTGATAATCTTCTTGGCGAACTCCTCTGTCTTTTCATAAAATTCTTTTCCTTCCATTTCCCTCACCTCCCCTCTGCACCAGAACCTTGTCCGGCTCTTTGCCTGCATTCTCTTTGAAAAGAACACGAATAGGTATGTCCGGAAAATATGTTCTTTGGATGTTGAATGCTTCATCCAGATTCAAGCATGAACGCCCAGATAACTTTCTCGAAAGTGTATCTCTGTTCATGCCGATTCCTTTTGCAATATCCATGATTGTCAAATCTTTTCTTGCCATTTCAGCCCTTACATTTTCGTACATCACACAACTTTTCAATGCTTCCACCTCCAATCGCTCATTGAGTGATTACAAGTACATTAAATCACGCTATGAATGATTTGTCAACACATATTTTGAAAATAAATCTTGCAATGCGTGATTTTTTATGTATAATGTAAGATATAGGAAGGAGGGAAACAGATGGATGTATACGAAGTTTTATCGGATATAATGGCTTATGAAGGACTTTCAATAGCACAAGTGGCAAAGAAATGTGGTCTTCCAGATTCTACGGTTAGAGGCATTACAACCAGAAAACAAAAAACTGTCTCACTTGATGTTGCATATAAACTTTCTGATGGATTAGGTGTTTCACTCGAACGATTGAACGGGATGAAAGACCCCAATGAAAATAAAGAAAGAAGTTATTATGAAACTCATGCCACGGATAAGGAATTTGAGGACATTATAAGAAAATATCGTATTATATCCGAATATTCCCCGGACGGAGCAGTCGTGGTTGATACGGTACTGGATAGGGAGTATGCTATTGCGGAGAAGTTGAGGGAGCAGAAAGAGCAGTTGGA